TTTAGATTTATGGTCTAAAGATTATTCAGAATGGGATCATAACCAAATTGGAACTTGTTTTGAATTATTTGATTTAGAAGAAGAAGATATAAATTATTCTTTAAGAGAATATTTAACTGAAACAATAATGGATAACTTAGGAAATACGTTAGGGAAAGATGGTATTGATTTATTAGATAAGAAACAAAAAGAGAAAGATAAAAAAGAATTAATGGATAAACAACAACTAAAACTAAATTTTAATTAATTATGAAACACATTATCGCTATGAATTGCAGAATAAATGAATTAACTGAGCAACATCAAGTTACTTTAGTTCATTTAATAAATCATTTAGCATCACATAGTTATGAATATCAGGTTCATGCTATGAATCGGATTGAAAAAATAAGTAACGAAAATCCATATTGTGATGATATAGAGGGTTTTAAAAAACTAAAAATGGATTTAGAGGATTTTAAATAATGGTAAGACAAAATCCATACAAAGAAAGTTGTATTGAGAGAATAAAAGAGTTAATAAGAGAAAATTACAGTAAAATTGCTGTAATAAAACAAATTAAAAAAGAATTTAAATATGTACATCAAAGTACTTTTTATCCTTGGTATGATATTGCTTTAGATCAAGAAGATATAAAGACTTGGGAAGAAGATAACCAAATAGAAATACATGATAAAAGGCAAGATAAAATAGATTTAAAATATCAAATATATTTAGATCAAAAAAAGATATATACAACTTCAAAAATTATAGAAGAAAAAGAAAAAGCTATGAATATATTATTATCTCACTTTCTTAAAAGGGTGGAATAATTTACTGGCATTAGCAATTCCTATTCTTTATTGATGTAAATGGATACTCTATGTAAGTCCAGTACTTTCCAAATACGAAAATTCGGTAACGAAAATGAAAACTGAAATTCAACAACTTCAATCATTAGTCACGATAGTGATAAAAATGATTAGAGCAGATTATCCTGATACAACATCAGTTTGTAGTAAGGATTCAATGAATTTAGGAGAGTTTAAAAGAAAAGTTAAACTCACTAAAAAAGATATAGAGCTTATTAAAAAAAATGAGCCTATAACTGATGAATTAATGAAGTTAGACTTATGTGAGAGGGCTATCAATGGCTAAACATTATAAGTTAGTTGTCACTTCAATGACTTGTCATCATCTTCATATAACTACACCTGATGATGTAGATAAAGATAAAGTATATGAACATTGGAGAAACTTTGATGGTGGAGATTTTTCTTTAGATCAAGATGGAGATTGGGAATTTTCTGATCTTTATGAAGTTGATAAAGAAGATATAGATAGCTTTCATGTAGATTGGGAAGAAGAAATAAAATGATTGATAACCCATTAGAAAATCAAGTTATGGAAGAGTATGACAATCTTTTTATAAATGAAAAATATGAAGAGCATTGTGCTGATGTAGCTAAAGAAATAGCTAAAGATAATAATCTAAACCCAGATTATTATGAACCTTTTATAGAGTTCTATATCGAAGAATGTAGAGAATCAGATAGAGGTTATTTTCTTTTTTCTGATAGTAAATATATTATTGATCTTTGGTGGGATCATAATAAAGATTTATATGAAACTAAAACACCTTATATGGAGATTAAAAAATGACTAAATATGAAGTAAGAATTACACAAACTCACATTGACTATTACCACGTTAATGCCAAAAATGAACATGAAGCAAAAGCTTTTGTTAAAGCACAAATTAATGATCCAAAGGGTTGGATTTATGCAACAAAAGTTGACACTATTAAGCGTAATCCAAAAGTTGATTATGCTTTAAAAATTAGTAAAAAAGGAGAGGTAATTTTATAATTATTTCTTAGTTTTAATAACAAAATCGTGTATAGCTTCACGAATTAAAAAACCTATTGAGAGTCCAGCTCTTGATAGGTCTTTTAAATGTTGATAGTCATCAGGATTTACAGACACGCTAATCCTTTTGAGAGTTTCTCTTTTCTCTTCAATAACATTTTCAGACATAATGAATGGCAAACTTATATTATAATAATAGCAAATAGATATTTTTACAACTATGAATGGTGTTTAAAAGAAAAAGAAAAGAACCAAAAGAAAAAGAAATATATATATAGGTAAGTAAATATTTAATATATATTAATAATAATAATATATATATATTATATATATACATATATAGGATATAGAAAGAATTTTAGAGAATTTGTTTATATAGCATCCATAACAACCTCTTGACACATACAATGTATGGCTATATATAATAGAAACAATTAAATCCCTATGAATGGCAAAAACTAAAATTACTATGTTTTTAGATTCAGACCTAATTGAATGGTTAGATAACAATCGAGATGAAGAAACATCAAGATCTGCTTTAGTCAGAATCTTAATTAGAAAAGCAATGAAAGTTAAATCAAGAAAAAAAACTATTGTGGTTGATGATTTTTTTAATACATCATCTCTAGCTCCACAATTCGTACCTGATGATTTGAAAGAATATTCTGATCTTTTAATTGAATGGTGGGCTGTTAGGTACAAAAATAAAGGAACTTGCTCTAAAAGCGTTTTTGACCGCATTATTAAAACACTTAGGTCATTTCCATCGCAAGATAGAAAAGAAGCTCTTGAGAAAGCAATTACGGGTGGCTGGAAGGATATATATCCACTTAAGAAGAGTTACAAACCAGAAGAGCCAAAAAATAATCACCCAGCATCAAGAGTATTCACAGCAGAAAGGGGATTTGAATAATGCAAAAACTATTTGATATTTCAGTTCTACAAATACTCAAAGATGGTATTAAAAAAGGTTACTGGACTCTTGAAGATTTAGATAAGCCACCCCCAGGATGGACAGAATGTGTTAACAACACCAAAGGCAATAAAGCATTTCCTAATGGTTATGAAGGTATTGAATACCAAAACCTTGCTAGGGTTAAAGTACCCAAACCAAAACAGGAGAAAGTAGAACTTACTGATCCAAAAGACCTTCCAACTTACGACTTCTAACAATGAAAACCTTCCAACTTTTAAAACCTCTTCCAATCAAAAGAGATGAAAATAGACACCAGTATGTAAATACAGAAACTAAACAATGGTTATCTTATTCAACTACCCAAGTTTGTAGTGAACTGACAGAAGAAGATAGACAAAATATTGAAATGTGGAGATCACAATGGCAGCCCAGAGGCGAGAAATGTCATGAATGTCTTGCTGAACATATGCTAGGCAATGGCAAAATTGATCCTGATGAATATGGTGCATGGGTTGAACCATTACTTCAACATGAATTGTTCACACATTTTGAACCGATGGCTATTGAACATATGATGTCAATACCTGATAAATCAGTTGGCGGTCAACTTGATCTACTTGGTCGAGATACCAAAACTAACCAGATAAGATTGATTGACTTAAAAACAAAAAGCAGTTGTGATTATTTCATGCGAAAAAGAAAAAAAGATGGTTTGTTATATATCGAGGATTTGGATATGTATTGGAAAGAACCATACTCAACTGATAAACAACTTGGTTGCTACGTTGAAATGTTGAAACTAAACTACGATTTAAGACCAGATGTGTGTAATACAATCTGGGCATTTGAAGGTAGATGTATTATGAACATTGATCAACCAACAGAAAGATGTGAAGCTGCATGGCAAAAAGCATGGGAAAAGTTTGAATCAGAACAGGAGTTGTTCTAATGAAAATAACTATCAGAGATATAAAAAATCTTCCTTATTTTTTTCCTAAAAGAACAAGATATTCTTATTGGACAGATTTTGACTACATAGATTCTTTACCTAAAACAAAAAAGAAACCAAAACCAATTTGTTCCGTGCCAATTTGTTTAGAACAATTTAAATTAGAAAAAAAACTACCCACTTTTAGAAAAGTGTACATGAAATCATTTTATTTACCAGCCGTCAAAAAAGGATGGGTTGAGTTCAATCAAAGTTTATATAATTATTTAGGGGAAAATTAAATGACAAATAAAGAAAAAATACAAGCTGCTCAGAAACGTATTGAAGAGCTAAGAAAACTTATTTTGGAGTGGACTAAAAAATGAGATATATATTAGATGTTTCAGGTAGAGACTTGGAACTAATCAAAGCTTCTATTGTTAACTTTGAAAGGTCATTAGAAATCTCATCTCAAGGGGACTTTACCCACTTGATTGATGAACTTAATGACACTTATCTCAGTCTTAAAAGACAAAAAACAAAACAACTTAACTCTAAATTAAGAAGAAAATGGAAAGTAATGAGATGAAATGTTTTTACAGAGAACTTGATCGAAGAAAAAAATATTTGATCACAAAATTAAACAATGAAATTGCAACACTTGAATGGCAATGGTTTCAAAAAGAAATTACCGATAAAGAATATGTTGTAGCATTTGATGATATACAAAAACGTATTCGATCACTTGAAGGATGACTAATCCAAATAAAAGAAAAGGAGATAAAGCTGAAAGAGAAGCAGCAGAACTTTTAACAGAAGTTACTGGTTTTGAATGTAAAAGAAACTTAGCAGCAGGAATACCAGATGATGTTGGGGATATATATGGCATACCAAACTGCGTGATACAGGTTGCGGACTACAAAGATAAATCCAGAGCTTGTTTAGTAAAACCCAGGGAAGTCGAAACACAAAGAAAAAATGCAGGTGTAGACTTCGTTGCAAGCATGGTTAGGTTCAGAGGAGGTCAATGGAGAATGGTCTTGACTCCAGAACAATTCAACACTTTATTACAAGCTGCCTTGCAGTAAACATGATATATGTGTAATATAAATTACAAGTAAACAATTACTCATGGCCACTAAACAGCCTTCGACATTAGTTGAAGCACTAAACGCTTTCCAGCAAAAGCATCA